ATCCCAGTTCTGGCAGCGGTGATTGATCCGCGGAAGGCTGAAACGTCACGATAAATCTGCTCGGCCTTGTTAGCCCAAGCAGCAATCTGAGGCTTGTGCTTCCACGCCCAACCAGCAGCACTACTAACCCAACTCGCAGCGGTGTGCCACATGTCGGAAAAGTGGTGCGTCGTATGTGGCGCCAAAGCTGTTAAGTTTGGCGGCAAATGCGTCGTGGTTTTAGGGTGCGGAGTGTCGCCGAAGACGCCTGCGTGGTGGTTCTGAATGGTTTGAGTGATGATAAAGTCGTTTTGGGCGACAATACCCTCAGTAAAACCTTGAGAACCATCACATTCGACGATGGCAGCAAACCGAATGATCAAAGACTTGACGTCAGAGAATTCAATACGTATCACGGACATGGCCTCACCCTCAAAATCCATCGCTTGGCGGCGGTTTAGCGAGTAGGTCAGAGATCCGTAACCGTAGTTGCGCTCTGTACGGCTATCCATTAACACGACTTCGGAGGATCCAGTAGAAGGATCGTAAGCCTTATCCTGTTGTTCGTAGGTGACAAAACCTCCGACGTCTGACGCTTTTTCGCCATCTTCGAAAGAAATACCACCAGCGACCAAACGAGCCCCCACGGTCGTGGAATAGATACGCGAGTCCATAACTTGACCCAAGTTATTAAAGGTGTTCAACTCGATAGTGTAATTGCCGCTTGCGCTGTCCGCATTCTTGTAGAATCGCAGCTGAGCAGCTTTACAGTTACTGTGAGTGTCCTCCCACCCTACTTTTGCACAATGTGCTTTCAGGAAGGAGTCCGGAATCGGGACCGCCGGGGCAGCCCACGGGTTGGCCAACGCGGCGATGTATCTCGACTGCGCCGCATGGCCCGTGTTGATGAAATCAACATTTGGGGACATTTGCGGTGCCCCCGTCCTAGCATTACTCTTACTTTTTACGTTAACCATTTTAACACAAAAGCGACAGATACCTGACAGCCGCAAACAGATCTTTCACAACCAGGTCTTCAAAATCTTGTACAACTGAGGGATTGAGATCAAAAGCTCTACAATAACTCAAGAGGGCTTGAATGGAGTAACTCCCAGGAAGCACGGGTCGTTTCTCTAAACCATCTTGTTTCATCCAGTAGGCTAGACCACCCTTCAACTCCCCTTCCAGTCGCTCGTCTCCACGTGAGCTCAGGGTCTTGTAGAAGACCCCCACCAGAGGACAGTCGCAGTAAAGTGATAGTCCACACATCCCGACATCACGCAAGTAATTGTCGTAATGCGCTACGCCTCTCGACGAAATGGCAATCATGTCCTTGAACACACTTGCTGGTTTTCTAACCATCATCCACCCGCTGTCGAGTTGGACTGGTTTCATCTGACAAAACTCAATTTCCTCAACGCGGTAAACAGGTGGTTCCGCTACCATGTTGAAGCCGTAGGCCACAAAGAACAAGTCAAAACCCCGCAGAAATTCCGCTAGGTCAGTCTCCTCCATTATAGCTACTGAGTCGTCTCCATTGTTCACTAACTTGAATTCCAACCCGAGGGTTTCTTTCCAATGCAGTAAAACAGAGGTCATCAGAATAACATTACCAACAGATGTATTCATATCACCAGACATCCTGCCAGTTGCTTTATACTCAAAGTCATATAGATCTCCTTTACCCTTACAATAATTCGTAAGTTGGCATCTCAACAAGTCGTTCAACTCTTTATCCCCTCTCCACAGTCTCCTATAAACAGAGTGTTCAAAGTTAAGGGCTTGCCTTGATACGTGTTGATCAAATCTGCTTGCGTCCAGCCCTACCGCTACCGGAGAAGTAAATGAGTTCCATTTCTTCACTATCTCGGTGGCCATCGCTTGCAAGTTACAATGCTTGAAAACTGAAACCTCCCCCCATAAAGCATCTATACCAGAATATATAGCCAATTCATTTCTCTTATTTATGTACTGGCCAAGCAATATGTTGTATTTAGGCGAGCGAGGTGATATGATCCTCGGATCCTTATCTGCAGATGTGACAAGTTCCCATTTTACAAAAATGTTAACATGGACATCTTT